ACGTATCCTGCTCTGCATCCTCTGCCCTTAAGCCATACTCGCAGCCTCGGCATTGAACATAAAACTCGTCAAAATGCGTTGGACAGACCGCGGCGCCGCTTGCAAGAAATCTCGCCTCACGTCGGGGCGTTAGTTGCGGGCAGTGAAGGCAGCGAAAAAAGTGGTAGTCCCTACAGGTCGAGCAAAGGAACCTCCCGTCCGGAGTTTCACTTACGGAGTGCGGAGCTTCACAGCGGTCACAGATCTCGACATCTCCCATTCCTTGCGGGAGATCTTCAACGGAGTCCTCCGGCGTGCTGGCCCGTGCAAATAGGGGCGGAGCTTCTGGGGAGGAATGTATCTCATCTACTGATGGGGGCGGTACTTCATCATTTACAGGCATGTTTCTCTCCCTTCCGTCCAGCAGATTACTTGCCACAATTCCGTCAGACCCGCGGAGCCGATCTCGTGTCTTGCGCCACGGATAACTGCTTCTACGTCGCCGTTACTCCCGCGCTCCAGGTGTGCGGTGGGTTCCCCGGTCTCGTCTACGCACAGAAGGAGTCTACCATTTACAGCGCGTTCCCTAAAGTAGCTGCATACGGTTTGTTGTTGCTCCTGTTCGTCCATTATTTTCTCCCAAGGTTGTCGATGATTGACAGCAGAAACCACACCGCACCAATAAGGATTATCAAGTCTAGCCAGGTCGCTAAGTTGCCCAGCAGTGTTAACTGTGGCATAAGTCTACTCGCATCTTGTAACCTCGCCTAAAGTTAAGAGCCGGGATCGGACCGGCTCTTGTGTTGGTGGAAACGCTATTCCTTCAAACCTTTGCGCTTCCTGCTGGTGGCTAGCGAGTAAAGGCTACCTTGTGGGACTCCAAAACCCTGATTGCTGAATACTTGGAAGTCGGGACACTCTTAATGGTCCCGATTGCCAGCAGGTGATTGACAAGTGCTTGAGCGGATGGATACGAGGTACCTCCATACATCACAGTATGGCTGCCAGTTTCACCAGAGGTAGTTTCTCGCTTGGTGCTTCTAAGATGGGCCACACAAGACCTGCTACCTGTAGCAGCGTCATATGCTAGAGTTACAGTGATGGGATAGCTATCCAAGGGGATGTCAAGCGAGGATGTAGCTTGCTTGATAGTGGACGTGAGCTTATTCAAGGTTTCCGCCATGACTTCATTGTGCTTAGCGCTTAGCAGGGCTGTTTCGGCTTGTATTGCTTTAAGCTCTGCTTCGAGCTTCGCCTTGAGCGCTTTAGCTTCCTGCAACTTCTCCGCGAGAGTAAGCACCTTGACTGTCTCTGACATGGTACCCTTTCTGTAGCCTATTCCGGCTACGCGCTACCCGGTCGGCAGCAAGTTAAGGTTGACGTTACATTATCAATATATAGATGTCGTTTAGGTGTGTCAAGCCCCTAAATAAGGATTATCTGAAATTACATGGCATGAGCCTTGCATATTATATTGCATAAGGTGTGCCAAGCACTCATGGATAGAAATAGTCACTTGGCATGCACTTTGCATAAGCACTTAATTTGATTGTCGAGTAAGTTGATCGGGTATTGAAGTCTTAGTCGCCCGACTAACCTGCCTAAAAAATAGGCACCTGCCGATTTTGGGTCATTTCACCCACTGGCACACAAGTTGCATAATGCATTTGTCATACCCAAGCAGGGAAGTCAAGATGAATGTCGAGTAAGTTACTTGGGTATGCATGATGCAGGGGAGCAAGGTGTGTGCCGAGAGTGTGGCACGGGATATGCAAGGTGCGGAACAAGGCGGGCCACCGCTGAGGGGAAACCTATTTCGAAGCTATAACCTATTGATAACCTTGAGACTGTTGACCTGGCATGGGGGTACGGGGGGTACAGGGCCAAAACTGTGGGATTGGGTGACTCACACCCCGTTTCACACGCGCCCCAAAATAAAAGGGAGCTTACTGCTTATATATTATATACTTATGTAGTAGTAGATTAGTTATGGAGGAATAGCGGGGAGTAAGATTGGAGGTGGAAGGGTAAGTGTGTAAATTTTACACAGTGGGAGGTTTCATTTCCTAGAGGGTACACCTCAGGGTGAATATCCCTATAGGGATATTGTCTTTAAAATCGCCAAACGCACACCCCCAAAGCAGATTTTTCACGTTCCCTGTACGATTCTGTTGACATAAAGTCAACAATACGGGAGAAACTCCCGCTCCATGTAAAATTTACACGTTTTCTGCCTTATTTTTAATCACCCGCTGTGCGTTTTGCCCGTTCCGAGACAATATATAGGTGTGAAGAACGTGCGGGAGATGCTCGAGCCGACCATATGCGGGAGCTTGGATGCCTAGAGGTCCAAAACTTAAGCCGGAGAAGAAAGCCGAAGTCGTGGCAATGGCTCAAGCGGGACTGTCCCCTAAGGACATCGCCGCCCAAACGGGCCTGTCGATCCCTAGCATATGGCGCATTAAGAACGAGGGGCCTCCCCTCGACCCAGAGCTTCTCGATAACGTCAAAGAACGCCTTCGTGGGCGATTCCTTGTTGCCTCAGATACACTCCTCGAGTCCGCCCTTCGGGATGCGGAACAGGAGTCGCCATATAGGCGAATGATAATGGCCGGGATAGCCCACGATCACTATCTTAGAACGCTAATGTTGGAGCGGGGCAAGAACAGCACGGGGGTCCTAACCCAAATTCTCGTCATGGTTGACGCTTCTCAACGGGGGGCGATATCCCCCTTTACGGACATTCCCGCTCAGTTGAAAGAGGTCACGGTTGAGCAAGAATCGTAAGGAGACCCCGTTCCTTCGGGAACAGGAACTCATCAACCTGTGGCGGGGGGACCACGAGACGTTCGTACAGCAAGCGATCCTTGACCCTCATAACCAGATCACCAAGAAGAAAATCCGTATGACCACTCAGCAGAGGGAGGCCAGCAAGGCGCTCTCTGCTCTAGTGAACGCCAAGCTCAAGTATGGCCTCGGCACCGCCAACCCCGAGGAAACTCTACTCGCCAAGAAGCTCGGCATATCGATCATGGCCGGGAAGGGCGTAGGCAAGGATGCATGGTTGTCCTGGGCTATCATATGGTTCACGAGCTTGTTCCCTTACTGCAAGGTTCCCTGTGTATCCGTAAGCGCCGATCAGCTTCATAAGGTCCTGTGGTCTGAGATAGCCAAGTGGCTCGAACACTCAGCCGTGAGATCATGGTTGACGATTCAAAACGACAAGCTATACTTTACGGACCTCGATGAGGATGTTGTAGGCAAACGGTGGTTCGCGTTCCCCAAGACGGCAAACCCCAAAGCCAGTGAGCGAGAGCAAACGGAAACCCTCGCGGGGATCCATGAAGATTACGTTATGGTCGCCGTTGACGAGGGCTCAGGCATCGCCAACGCGGTATTCGAGCCCCTCGAAGCTACGTTAACGGGCCTAGTAAACTTTTTGCTCGTAATCTTTAACCCCACTCGAGCTACGGGGTATGCGATTGATACCCAGTACAAGCACGCTCAAGATTGGATTACCTTACAGTGGAACGCTGAGGACAGCGAGCTAGGCAATAAGAATGAGCAAGAGCGCCTAGAGCGCAGGTATGGACGTGACTCCAATCCATACCGTATTCGCATATTGGGACTCCCCCCAAAGACCGACGAGCAGACTCTTATCCCCTGGGACTGGATCGAAGAGGCGGTTGATCGAGAACTCGAGGGTTACGAAACCCTGCCCCTTGTGAAGGGTGTTGATTGTGGTGCAGGTGGAGACCAAAGTGTCATAGCCTCACGAAGGGGCTATCACATTTACCCCCTGAAGCGCCTGACAACTCCTGATTCAACCGTTCTCACGAATTGGGTTGGTCACGACATCGACGCGGACAACCCCGACACCGTATTCGTCGATACTATTGGAATCGGTTGGGCTGTTGAGGGACAATTACGAGACAAGAAAGGTGCAATCGTCGAAGCTGCTGACGTGCGGCGTACCGCGGATGATGACGAGAAGTATTTCAACAAGCGCGCAGAGGTGTATGCGCGGGTACGTGAGGCGTTCGAGAAAGGGCTTATCTCAATCCCTGATGACGAGGAACTTAAAAGCCAGTTTGGTGCCATACGCTGTGAGTACAAAAGCTCCAAGATGATGATCGTCGATAACAAGAAGATTAAGGCTCTCATTGGCCATTCCCCGGACGAAGCAAGTGCCGTGGTACTGACATTCTACAGGGCTCCAGAACTCATATCTCGTAAGGCCCCAAAGGGCTCACATATGCATCATCATATCGTCGGTGGAGGACAGGCATGGCTGGCAGCGTAAAGCGCCAAGAGGCTCTTCTGGACTCGGCTCGCAAGCGTTACGAGTCCGTAGTCACTGAGGATATTCACAATCGCACTGAGGCCCTCGAGGACGTGAGATTCGTCTACAATATCGATGAGGGTCAGTGGCCCGCGGCTGTCCGTACAGAGCGTCTCCGGGATGGGAGACCCTGCCTCACAAGCAACAAGCTCCGCAAGTTCGTTGGCGTAGTGGCCAATCAAGCTATTACTGAGCGTCCCGCAATAGGGATTGTCCCGGTCGATGATGCTAGTGATCCCGTTATTGCCCAAGTGTACGAGAACCTCGTGCGTATGATCGAGTATCAATCGACCGCATCCGCGATTTATCAGCAAGCTCTCACTCATACAGTTGCGGGGGGTTTCGGATTTTGGCGCATTCTTACTCGATATTGTGACGAAAGTTTCGATCAAGAGATTTATCTGGCCGGTGTGGATGATCCTTTCTCAGCATATGTGGATCCCGACGGAGAATTTGGTTTCGTCGTATCCGCAATGCCCCTCGAGACCTTCAGAGCCCGCTATCCTAATAGGAAAGAGGAGACTTTCGACTTCCGTGGCACACTTCGCCGGGGGTACATTCACGTTGCGGAGCACTTCTGGAAAGAGCCCTACACAAGAGAACTTGCCCAGGTAAGGGACTCATCTGGCCAGGTGCAGATTATCACCTTGGACAAAGGGCTTACTCCCGAAATCCTTACGACTCAAGGTTATGAGGTTCTCCGCACTCGTAAAACCCCCTCGCACAAAGTCAAGTGGATCACACTTACCGGAGCGGAGGTTCTCGAGGAACAGGATTGGGCCGGTAAGGATATTCCCATCATTGAGGTGTGCGGCGATAAGCAGCAGATTGAGGGGCGCTGGTACAAGCGTAGCCTTATTCGTGATGCCAAAGACCCTCAGCGCATGTATAACTTCTGGCTGACCGCTCAAACCGAAGCCATAGCCCTAGCCCCTAAGGCTCCATTCCTTGTCACGCCTGAAGAAATCCGTGGGCATGAGGCTATGTGGAACTCCGCCAACATGACCAATCGACCTTATCTATTCTTTAACCGCTCTGGTGGCCGAGTTCCTAATCGTGAGCGCCCCCCGGAAATTCAGACCGGGGCGATGAACATGATGAAGATTGCGGACCAGGATATCAAGGACGTGATTGGGATATTCGAGGCGGGCCTTGGCGAGGTTAGTAACGAGCGAAGTGGACGGGCGATCAAACTACGCCAGTCTCGTTCGGATTTAGGGACCGGGCATTTCCACGAGCAGTTTCGGAACGCGCTTATATCCACGGGCAAACAGCTTATCGACCTCATTCCTAAAATATACGATACAGCCCGGGTTATTCGCGTTCAGAACGAGGGTGGGGACATACTGAGTATTCCAATCAACCAAACCGTGGTGGACCCCGAGACCGGGGAGCCAATTATCGTAAATGATCTTAGTGTTGGCCGCTATGATGTCAATGCGAATGTTCGAGTATTCCAGACACGGCGCGAAGAGGCATCTGAAATGATGATTCAGGCTCTACAGTATGCTCCTTCAGTGGCTCCGTATCTGCTTGACTTGGTGTTCAAGTACGCCGACTGGCCCGGTGCCGAGGAAGTGGGCAAGAGGATCCAGTCGCTTATGCAACAGGGGATGGGTCAGCCCTCCCCACCTAACCCCGCTGCCCAGAACGCAGCGCTACCGTCGTCCCAAGGGGTGACGCCAGGAGGAATGTAATGCCCGAGGATGTGAAAGACCCGTCTGAACAGGAGCCCGCCGTACCCGCAGTAGAGGAACCCGTTGCATCTGCGGAGGATCCAGTCCAGCCCGCGGGAGACCCTGAAAATACCCCCGCGCCCGAACCCGCAGTAGTTCCAGATGCACCTCGGCGCTCGGCTCAGCGCCGCATCGATGAGTTGACAAGGCAGAAGCACGACGCACTCCGCGAAGCGGAGTATTGGCGAGCGAAGGCCGTTGGAACTCAAACCCCAGCACCTCCAACGCGCCAGGATCGTGAGCCCCAGCCGGAGAGCTTCGACACGCAGGAGGACTATATTCGTGCCGCAGCCAGGTGGGAAGCTACACAAATCCAGCGCGAGGCCGCCGAAGCTGGCGCAGCCGCTAAGGCCGAAGCGGAACGCGGTGAGGTGCTCAATAAGTTCGAGCGCCAGCTTGTGAAGGCTCGCCAGGTTCACGAGGACTTTGACGATGTGATCTCGCAGCCCGTGTTCACTCCCGCCATGCAGCAGGCTATTTTCGAGAGTGAGCTCGGAGCAGAGGTTGCCTATTATTTAGGCACCCATGAGGATGAAGCCCTGCGTATCGCGCAGCTTCCCCCGTTGCGGGCCGTCAAAGAGATTGCAAAACTCGAAATTAAACTGGAGGCCCCAGCGGCCCCCGTGCCCAAAAAGGTCTCAGCGGCCCCTGCACCCATCGTTCCCTTAAAGGGTGGAGGCCCAGCCGTAGTGGACCCCTCACGCATGACCACAGAGGAATGGATGGCTTGGGACAAAAGTCAACGACTCGAGAGGCTCAAGTCCAAACCATTCTAGGAAGGAATATTTAGATGGCTCACACGATTCTTACTCCAACGGAGGTTACTAGGAAAGCCCTGGCAGTCCTCCACAATAAGCTCAAGTTTATCAAGACTATCAACCGTGAGTACGACAGCCGGTTCGCTCAGGCCGGTGCCAAGAATGGCGGGTCCCTGCTGATCCGGGAGCCCAACCAGTTCACCGTGCGTACTGGCGCGGTGATGGACACCCAGGATGTCACAGAGGCTTCGCAGACGCTCACGCTTGCAACTCAGAAGGGCGTAGATATCAACTTCAGTTCCGTGGAGTTGACTCTTTCCCTCGATGACTTCGCACAGCGCATCCTCGAGCCTGCGATGTCCCGTTTGGCTGCGGATGTTGAGTATACCGTACTCTCGAATGTGTACAAGGATGTGTATAACCTGACTGGGGACCCTGACGCTGAGCCTGATGCCATGCTTGACGTGCTGAGGGCCAACGCTCGCGTGAGCGAGAACCTTGCGCCCGAGAGCGACCGCAACTTCCTGCTCAACTCGAGCACGATGGCTCCGCTGGTGAACGCGGTGGGCACCTATTTCCATAAGGCCAGCGAGTTGGAGAGAGCCTTTGCGGATGGGTATATTGGCCAGGCCGCGGGACTGAAGTGGTGGGAGTCCAACATGGTGCCGAGCCACACGAACGGCAACCGTGATGACTCTACCCCGGTTGTTAACACCTCTACGGGTATTACGAGTGGCACGGCCACTATTGCGATCACTGCCCTTGACAGCACTTCTACCGTTAAGAAGGGCGATGTGTTCACAGTGGCCGGTGTGTGGGCGGTCAATCCCGAGACCAAGCAGCGATATGGTCGTTTGCAGCAGTTCGTAGTGACTGCTGATGGCACGGCTTCCGGTGGTGCGCTGACCGTATCGGTGAGTCCTACTCCGATCACTTCTGGTGCCAAGCAGAACTGCGAGATTGTCAGTGCTGGTTCTGGTAAGGCTGTCGTGTTCGAGGCTGCTGGGGGTTCTGGAGATGCGTCGGCTGTCTTGACGCAGCCCCTTTGCTACCATAAGGACGCTTTCACCTTCGTGACCGCTGACCTGGAGATGCCCAAGGGTGTGGACTTCTCCGCACGTGAAGTGTTCGATGGTATTTCGCTTCGAGTGGTTCGTCAGTTCGACATCGTGAACGACAAGTTCCCGTGTCGTATCGACGTGCTGTTTGGTTATAAGACGATCCGCCCCGAGTGGGCCGTTCGCGTCCGAGGCTAACCTATACGGGAGGTGGGGGTCTCAGGACTTCCACCTCCTTAAGGAGCTACACATGGCTGTGGAGCATTTGAGCAAAGGGAACGATGATGGGACTGTCCTGGGACAGGGGGCTTCCGAGAAGATCGGATTCTACGGGGTTACTCCTGTGGTTCAGGCCAGTATTGCTGCCGCTGGTACCGATGCAGCGACGACTCAGGCGCTTGCGAATGATTTGAGGACGAAACTCGTGGCCCTGGGCCTTGTGGCGTAGGCAAAGATGGGGGAGGGGTAGGCTGAGACCTGCCCCTCTCCTACATAATTATGTCAATAGCCATAGCTATTCCGATCCTAGACGGAACAATTCATACTGAATGTGCCATGAGTCTTATGGCCGCCCAGCGGATTTTGCTCGAGTCCAAGATTGAAACCGAACTCCTGGTGATTTCAAATTGTTCTTGTCTGCCCACGGCTCGGAACACACTCGTTGCTATGTTCTTGAGGGATCCGGCGGCGACAGATTTGTTGTTTATCGACGCTGATGTAGGGTTCGATGCAGCGGTGATTCCTAGATTGTTGAGCCGCCCCGAAGAGATTGTAGCGGGTATTTACCCCTTGAAGCGTGATGTGATGGGGTGGCCCGTGGTTATACAGACTCAAGACGGGATTCCCATTGGACGGGAGGGTCTTATCGAGGCGGACTTTCTACCGACTGGGTTCATGCGGATTAAGCGTGAAGTGTTCGAGCGCATGATGCAGGCATACCCTGAGCTTCGATACAAAGATAGTGTGGTCGAAACAATGGGGGATGGTACCCTTCGACAGGCTTGGGACTTCTTTCGCATGGGAACCGATCTTGAGCGCCAGCGCTACACAACTGAGGACTATGCTTTCTGTCAACGCTGGAGGGACATCGGCGGGAGGTTGTGGGTTGATCCTGATATAACCTTTCAGCACGTGGGCAGGAAAGCCTACACTGGCAATTTTCACCAATACCTGATGCAGCAGCCCGGAGGGTGTAATGACGGTCGCAGGAATAATTAAATCCGCACTCTTTCAACTCGGCAAGATTCCACTTGGCGAGACATACCCGTCAGATTGGGACACCCAAATGCTTGACGAGTTGAACTCGATGCTTCAGAATTGGGCTGTGGAGGGGCTCAATCTTCACGCGCTCACAACTTCAACTCCTAAGACCCTAACCGTGGGGGACCCCTCATATACGATAGGAACGAGCGCCGACATTAACAACAGAAGGCCAGTTGAGATTATATCCGCAAAGGTGACGCTCTCTGGGTTAGATCATTCCCTGGACGTATACAATTCGATCCTACGGTATCAAACCTATCAGGACAAATCCGTACAGGGGCTGCCTATAGAGCTATTCTACGATGCTGATTATGCATCGGCTCTTGCAACCCTGTGGCTGTATCCGGCCCCGGATGCTGCGTACTCGTTGACGATGTACACGCTTACATCACTGGCCCCTTTCGCGGCCACTACGGACACCCCCGCCCTGCCCCCTGAGTATGAGTATGCCCTTTCAACAAACTTCGCAGCCCATCTGTTGTCAGTATTTGGGGAGTCGAATTCGGAGATCCGCCAGAAGGCCCGTGATACCAAGGCGGCCCTGCTTACAAATAACTCGAAGCGTCTTGCAACACCCGCCAGATTTGACACAGCCCTCCTCGGCACAACTGGCTACGTGTGGGATATTCAACATGGATAAGGAGTCTATGATGCTGCGTATGGTTACGAGAAGTTTGCGCTTGAGCACCCTGCTCGTGCTGCTCACGGCGGTACCCGTAATGGCGTGGATCCCCCCGGATTACGAGACTTTCACAACCGCAACACATACTACCGTGGCTGTGGCTGTGACATCAACCGTTGCCTTGGCTGCGAAGTCGAATCGCACGTTCGTCATTCTGGAGAATATCAGTGACACGAACATCGACTGTTCGATTGGGGCAACTGCCGTAGCGGGTCAGGGGATTCGGTTGTACGCGAGTGGGGGTTCGTTGTTGTTGGATGCTAAATATCCCACAGCAGCGATCAACTGTATTCATGGAGGTAGCGGTACGAAATCCCTCCTGGTAACGGAAGGGAGCTAACATTCATGCGACGGTTCATTATAGGTCTCCTGATTTATGTCCTTATAGCCGAGCCCGCATTTGCGGGAAACCTCTGGACTGGTGCAAGCAGCGGAGGGGTGTCAGTAAGTACCCCCAACACCTGGACAGCGGTACAGTCTTTCGATGCAGGTCTGGATGTTGCGGGGGTGTTGACTACGGCGTCGCTCGGGTCAGAAATGATTACGAGTGCAACTAACAGAAATTTTACTGGAAGTTTGGGGGATTGGACGGCCGGAGCGGGATGGGCATACGGCACAAATAACGCTATCCATACGGCTGGTTCCGCGGGAACGCTGTCACTCGGGAATGCTTATGTCGATCCAGATCCAAGTTCTGGAAACATCTATCAGATAACCTTTACGATTAACACAACAACTGCGGGAACCGTTACGGTAAGCGTAGGAAGTGCGGATGTTTTCACTGTTATTGGACACCAGGTAAATACAGAAACGCAAATTATGGGAGTTCGAGCAACTGGCTCGGGCGCGCTCACCTTTACACCCAACAGTGCTTGGGCTGGAACTATTGATGATGTGTCCTTGAAATTGGTTACACCCTCTGATGCGGCTATTGCCATTAATAACTCCGATGACACCACGGGAGTAGCCTTACGTTCAGGAGGAACGGGACTCTCTGAGACGCTCATTGGAGTTGATGCTGGGGTGTCCATTACCTCTGGTAACTACAACACATTCATTGGACGGACGGCAGGTACTTTCACGACCACGGGAGGAGCAAACACCGGAATTGGGCAGGGAGCCCTTTGGTCTAATACCACGGGTGGCGACAATACCGCGGTAGGGGTAAACGCCCTACTCTCCAATACTATTGGGGGCTCTAATGTTGCTGTTGGGTCAGAGGCTCTTTTCACCAATACTGTAGGCGTGTTCAATGTTGCGATGGGCCACTATGCTTTACGCAACAACTTCATCGGCGGCTCTAACACCGCAATAGGCGCTGCCGCGGGTGCTCTTATTGCGGACGACGCAACATGGAATCAGGCGTCTTCTACATCAGTCTATTTGGGCGGCTCTACTAAAGCTCTGGCGGACGGCGATACCAATGAGATTGTCATTGGCTACAACGCTATAGGTTTGGGTTCAAACACCGCGATCCTCGGTAATAGCAGCATCGCGACTACTGGACTTCGGGGGAACGTGGTGCCGACGACATCCACTGGCACGCAGGATTTGGGTAGCGCTACGCTTGGCTGGAAGCGCTTCTATCTTGCTGGTGCTGCACCGGAGATAAACTTCACCGACACCACCGCTTCAGCCAAGTCCTTGACTGTCGCCGTCGATGCGAATCTTGCACAATTACGCGAATCGGCAGGGGCGTCAGGGAGCCTGATGGTGCTGGATTTGGCGAACAACTGGGTCGGTTTCGGGGGGACACCTCTTTATCCCATACACGTACAAACTAACTCCCCTACTATAACCGTAGCGGCGGACAGGTACGAAGCATCCGCCTCGCCCAACCCATCGATGGGTTTGCGGGCTTCTAGGGGCACGGCATCCTCCCCTTCAGCCGTGCAATCGGGGGATAGTCTCGGACAGTTTAATATGAGGGGCTACGGAGCAACTGCGTTCGCAACAACCTCTAAGGCAGCCGTGGTGGCCTACGCCGCGGAGAACTGGACAGACTCCGCTCAGGGAGCCTACTTGACCTACGAAACCACAGCCACGGGCGGAACGACACGAGCGGAACGCTTACGTGTCGCAAACAATGGGTTTGTAAGCATCGGAACTGTGGCGGACGGAGCCACACTTCTTGACCTTCTCGGGGCTGATAACGCAACGGTTGAGACCGTGAAGATCAATGCGACACAGGCCAACGTCACCGCAGCCGACACCTTCATTGATTTCAGGTCCACTTCGGGCTCTGAGGGTTCCATTGCTGGAACAGGGGTCGCGGGGGTGATTGCGTACAATACCTTTACGGGCTCTCACTATACGCAAGTAGAGGCCGCTGACCGGGTGGAACTTCGTGTGGGGATGCTGCTTGAGGCAACAGGCGAGCCCATGACTCAAATCCCCGGTAAGACACGCCTCCGTCTCGAGCCAGCAAAGCTGCACAGAGATAAAGATACTGACCAGGAGGTTATTATACCTGAGCGGTATATCTCAGAGACCTTTGAAGCAGCCCCCAAGCCGTATCTCGTAAAATCGCGCATCTCTCGAACGAAGGGCTCGAAAGCAGCGTATGGAGTATATGGGGGGACGGACAAAGAAGGTCGGGACCTTGTGCTCGCGCTGGGTACGGGACTGTGTTATGTGACGAAAACCTCGAGAAAGATTGAAGTGGGGGATTACCTGATTTCCTCTGCCGTGCCCGGAATGATGGAGGCCCAGGCCGATGACATCTATCGCAACTCCACCGTGGCAAAGGCGATGGCGTCCCCGGTGTGGGGCGCTGGACAGGTCAGTCAACAGATCTCTTGTATCTATTTGGGAGGCTAGGTAACAATGTCGCTTACTCGAGAGGAACGTCAAGAGATCATCGATGCAGCGTGCGAGAAGGCCCTACTCATGTTGCCCGAGGTGGTGGGGACTCTCATGGCTCAACACGCGGCTCTTCTGGACGTGAACAAGAAGTTTTATGGGGAGCATCCAGAGTTTAAGGATCATAAAGGGCTGGTTCAGTCTGTTGTGGAACAAGTTGAGGGGAAGCACCCCAACAAGCCCTATGAAGCTATCCTTGAGGATGCGGTGCCGCTCATTCGGGAACGCATGGAGCTCATTGGGGGTCTAGACATGGAGACCATTAAGCGCACCGAGCGACGCATCCCCCAGTTGCTTGATAAGATTGAACGTGATCCTAGCAACCCTAACGGAGCCTTGTAATGGCCAGCGCAGTTACTCCGGGACTTCTCGTTGAGTACACAAGTGAGCAGTTGCAGCGGGGCTTACGCCCTCAAGCTGAGGTTCCGCGTAACTCCAATTTCCTTGTTACATGCGATGGGGCTATAGGCTATCATGGGTCCCTTCAGGGTATCAAGGCGCTCACGGCCTTGGCAACGTCCGCGATTACGGACGGGTTTCCTTACCCGCAGATCTTCATCTGCTCGAATGTTATCGTGATATGCGGGCGCACGAAAATCTACGAATGGAATGGGAGCGCTCTCGTTGAGAAGCTGACAGTCACCGCAGGGAACCCTTGGACTCTCGTTGACTTCTACGATCAGCTATACCTGTCGAATGGAGTTGTAGCCGTGGAACGTCGGGCAAGCGACAAGGTGTATGCCGTAAGGGCCGATCTACCTAAGGCTGAGGCACTGTTCAACTATGGTGGACAAGTTATCGCGGGCGGGGTTACAAGCGGGAGTCTCGCGTGAATTGGGTAACAGACAATAAGGGTGCGGGTCCCTGGGATTTCCAGGAGCAGGGGCGCAAGTTAGGGTATATTAACAACCCCCGCTGGGCTGGGACTCCGGCCTCCCTAATTGAACACGAGCCCTGTGGTTATTGGGATAAGAATATCCTAGCGAGCATCCCGGAGTCTGGCCCTCTGTGGGGCTGTGGGACGAACGAATATGGCCAGTTGGGGTTCCCAACCAATCAGGGGGGCTATTACTATCCAGATTTCGCGGTTCCCGGTCCCAGCACTCCTTGCTACTGGACTCATCGTTTAGTTCCGAACATGAGCACCGCCTGGAGGGCGGCAAGTAACGGGCCACATTCGATGATTATTCTGGCAGATGGTTCTTTATGGGGGGCTGGGTTAAATAACTATGGCCAACTTGGACTAGGGCCGGGAGCAGCGACCTCTTACAGTGCCTTTCAGCGAATAGGTACCGACACCGACTGGGTGAGTGTCGCCTGCGGAAACATGCACACCGCTGCACTAAAACAGGATGGAACACTTTGGACGACTGGATTAAGTGGTACTTACATCAGCAGTGCACTCGGCCTTGGAGACTTAGCTAATAGAAACGTATTTACACAGGTGCCCGGAGGCGCGGTTTGGAAGGCAGTATCCTGTGGGGGGGGTCACACCCTAGCAATTAAAACAGACGGCACACTCTGGGCCACGGGACTGGACTCGAATGGGGAATTGGGACTGGGGTCTCTAATAGATGATGTAGTGAGTTTCACTCAAGTCGGCGGGAACAACAACTGGGCCTCCGTTCAAGGGAGCAACGCACGATCCTACGCTATCACAACGACAGGGGCTCTCTACGGATGGGGGTATAACGCAGAAGGGGAGCTAGGTCTCGGGGATACCACGATGCGTCTTGACCCCACACTTACGGGGCTGGGAGGTCACAGGTGGAGATCCGTCTATGGGGGTAGTTATCACACGGTGGGAGTGCGGCACGATGGTTCGTTGTGGGTCACAGGGGGAAATACATACGGACAACTAGGGCTAGGTGACACAACC